ATTTTTTATTCACAGAGCATTAATTGGTATTACAACTGCGGCAGGAGAAACTCTTGTTGGTGGTTTATCATTAAGTGCAACTTCTGGTACAGCAACTAACGCAGCAGTTTCTTCTGGAACTGAAATCGTTGGTGCGGGTGTAACATCTTTTAACGAACAATTAAGTGCTACACAATCAATCACAGAGGTTGATGTGAATTTTAACAACAGTGCAGGTAATTACCATATATTTGTTCCAAATATTACGGCTGCTATTGCTAGCAAAAACTTATATGCTTTTGCTACTACAGCAGTAAACGCAGATATTACTGCGGGTAGATTCACAGTAGAATTAGAATACTCAGTATTTTAATGAATATTTGTAAAACAATAGCTTTGCTCCTCTTTGTAATGAGGAGCGAGCTTTTATTTATTTTTGGAGGTAAAAAATGGCAGATGCAGTAACATCGCAAACTATAGGTGATAACGTTGGTGCAAAAAGCATTCTTGTAAAACTTACAAACATATCAGATGGGACTGGTGAAAGTGCTGTAACTAAAGTTGACGTTTCTGCTCTAGCAAAAGACACTAATGGTGAGTCTTGTTCAAGAGTAGCTATACAGGAAATATATTACGATATATTTGGTATGAGAGTTGACTTATTATGGAACGCAACTTCTAACGTTGTTTGTAAAGTTTTAGGTAGTAATGGAGCACACACATCGCAAGGTTACATTGATACAAGTGATTTTGGTGGTATAACAAACAATGCAGGTTCTGGTATTAATGGTGATTTACTATTAACAACTACAGGACACACTAGTGGAGACCACTACACAATTATTTTAAAATTATCAAAAACATATTAATATTATGGCTACCTCTGGAACTAGAACTTTTACTCTTGCTGTTGATGAAATCATTGAAGATGCTTACGCCCGTATTGGTGGAGAACCACAAACAGGTAAAGAATCTTCAGTTGGAAGAAGACAATTAAATTTATTATTACAAGAGTGGAGTAATAGAAATGTTCAACTATGGACTGTTACAGAATCAACTCAAACTTTAACGGCAAACACTGCTAGTTATACATTGAACAGTCACACAGTGGATATTACAGAGGCAGTTATACAAAAAACAAACTCAGACTCTACAGTTACTGATTTTGAATTAGAAAGAATTAGTAGAGATGATTATTTAAAAATACCAAACAAAGCAGACACAGGTAGACCATCTCAATATTTTTTAGATAAACAATTAACACCAGTTGTATATTTATATCCAACACCGGATGCGGCTGATGTTTTTAAGTTTAATGAAAGAAGAAGAATAGAAGACATTACGGCAGCAACAGAAACAGTTGACATGCCAGATAGATTTTTACCATGTGCTGTAAGTGGATTAGCTTACTATTTAGCTTTGCGTAGACCGCAAATAGAAATACAAAGAAGACAAGAACTTAAAATGTTGTATGAAGAAGAGCTTAGAAGAGCAATGGAAGACAACAGAGAAAAAGTTGACATGATAATTAAACCAGATTTAAGGTATAATATATAATGCCTTTTTCATCTGGTAAGTATGCGAAAGCTATATCCGATAGAAGTGGTATGGAGTTCCCATACAACGAAATGGTTAAAGAATGGAATGGTTCATTTGTTCATCGTTCAGAGTTTGAGGCAAAACATCCTCAACTAGAACCAAGAAAACATAAACCAGATGCTCAAGCGTTGAAAGATGCAAGAGTTCCAGTAAAATTAAAGCCGACTGAACAATTAGAAAATGGTGCGGTAAATTCTTTATTAGCATCTCTTGGTGTAACAAGTGCAGATAGAAAAATTGAATCTACATTTAAGTCTGCAAATGCAACACCTCTAGTCACTGCCTTGACTTTAAGCGTAAGTTTAGGTAATGAATCTGTGAGTGTCAGCTAAAATAGAATTATTTGTAGCCACCCCTTGTTATGGTGGCATGCTTACTGAAGATTATCTTCATGGAGTTTTAGAATTACAAAACTTTTGTTTAGAAAATAAAATAGGTTTAAATATACAAACTCTTGGACAAGAGTCATTAGTAACAAGAGCTAGAAATACTTTAGTTGCTAACTTTTTAGATAATGAAAAGTTTACACATCTATTGTTTATAGATGCAGATATAGGATTTAGTCCAGATAATCTAAAAAGATATTTTGAGTATGACAAAGATGTTATCTGTGCTCCTTATCCAATGAAATTAATTAGTTGGAATATGATGCCAGAGCTAATTAAAAATGAAAAAGATTACAGAAATACATGTCATCCTTATGTTTTAAATTTTGCAAATAAAGGTGAAATAAAAATAGATAAAGGTTTTGCAGAGGTATTAGACGCTGCAACAGGTTTCATGTTAATTAAAAGAGAGTGTTTAATTAAAATGAAAGAAGCATATGAAGATTTAAAATATGTTTCAGACCAAATATTAAATGGAAAAGAATTTAATTCAGAAAACACATATTTGTTTTTTGATACAATGAAAGACGATGACGGAAGATATTTATCAGAAGATTACGCCTTCTCAAGAAGATGGCAAAAAATCGGAGGAAAAATCTACGCAGACATCGGGTCAACACTTACCCATGTCGGGCCGTATAAATACACAGGACACCTCTGGAAACATTTTAACATCGAAAAAAGTTAAGAATGTAGTTGTGCCTGTAAAAGGTTTACAATTTAAAATAACAAAGGGGTAGTATGGCAGATGCAGTAGTAAAGCCAATAAAAATGGCAATCGTAAGAAATCCTAAGAAAGGATACATAAGAACACCCTCTCCAGAGGAAATAAAAAAATACGAAGAGCGAGAAGAAAGATTAAAAAAAGAAGGTAAAAAATAATGGCTGATGATGCAACAATTACTTTAAAAGCAACTTTATTACCAGATGAAATAGCAAAGGTAATTAGTGGCTCAATGATTGTAACACCAGATGATGCTAATGATAAATGGTATTATAAACTTACAAGTGTTACAACAACGAGTGCTGATTTAATTGCAGGTAATTTTTTAGATTATACAGCAGTTGACCAAGACACAGCACCAACAGCAGTTGCCACAGCAGACAAAGTCAAATTTTTATTTGTTAAAAACACAAGCACTGCTGATGGTATAGTAATATCAATAGATGCAGGAACGGCTGCATTTAATTTAGCAGATGGCATATTTGTAGGCCCAGAGCAATCTTGGTTTGCAAGATTACCAAATGCTACTGTAGCAGACATACACGCAATTAGTGCTGACATTGGTGATGCAGGTGATGCAAGTGCAGAGGTAATTGTAGCAGCACTTATAGATGATGTAGCGTAAGGATAGACATGGCAACAATGACATTTAGCAGTCTTACACAAGACATAAAAGATTGGATGGAAAATGATGGAACAGAGTTTTCTAATGAAACTGCAAATTTTATTTCACTAGCAGAGCAAAGAATAGCTAGAGATGTAGACCCATATGCATTTCATGAATCAGCCAATTCATCTTTTAATGTTGGTGACAGATTTGTTAGTAAACCCGTTGATGCAAGAGTAATTTTTCATTTCTTACTAATTAATTCTAGTTCAGAAAGAGTTTTTTTAGAAAAAAGAACTGATGAGTTTATCTATGATTATTGGAAAAATTCAGCAACAACTGGAACACCTAAGTATTGGGCAAATTATTCAGACACTGCAATTTTAGTTGCACCAACACCAAGTGCTGCTTTAAGTATTGAAATGACATATTCAAGAAGATTAGCAGAATTATCTAGTTCAAATACAACTAACTGGTTAACAGAAAATGCACAAGATTTGCTACTTTATGGTTGTTTAATGGAAGCATCTACTTTTACAAAAAGTAGAGAGGACTACGCAATTTATACTCAAAGGTACAAAGAAGCCGTAGAAGCAGTTAATAATCAAGCAAGAAGAAGAAGAAGAGATGATTTCACAGCACCCGCAAATGTAATGGGTGAAAATTATTTAAAACAAATGAGTACATAGGAGATACACATGGCAATTACGCAAACTTTAACAAACGCTTTTAAACAAGATTGTCTAGATGGAGCACATAATTTAGGAACTAGTGGAGACACAATTAAAATAGCT